TGGGCTGCTAATTATCCTACTATTTCTGCATCTACTGAAGCAAAAATTATCATGATCAGTACGCCATGTGGTATGTTTAATTTGTTTCATAGAATATATTCACAATCCGAAGCCAATATGAATAGTTTTGTTCATACTAGAATAGGATGGGAACAGGTTCCTGGTAGAGATGAAGCATGGGCAAAGGAACAAATAGAGAATCTTGGTATGACTAAATTCAATCAAGAATTCAATGTACAGTTTATTGGATCAACACATACTGTATTAAATACAGAAACAATAGAAACACTTCTAACTGTATGGAGTGATCCTAATTTTACTGATCTTAATGATAGATTTAGAATATGGGAAAAACCAGAAAGTGGTGATAAATATGTAATGGGTGTTGATACTAGCAAAGGAACAGGAGAGAATTGGTCAACAATACAAGTATTTAAAATGAAGAGCATAAATCCTGTTGCATTGGAACAAGTTGCTGTATTTGAAGATAATTTGACTGATGTATATGAGTTTTCAGATATAGTTGATCGTATTTCATTATATTATAATAATTCATATATAATGGTTGAGAATAATGGTGAAGGTGCACCAGTTGTTCAAAGACTGTGGTGGGACTTGGAAAATGAAAATCTTGTAAATACAGGATCTAAGGTTGCAAATCTTGGAATACGAGCTACCAGAAGTACAAAACCAAAAGCTGTTTTGCTTATGAAAAAGCTTATAGAAGATGGTAGTGTAATAATCAATGATAAGAATACTATAGAACAATTAAGTACTTTTATAGAAGATGGTAATAAATTTTTTGGCAAAGATAAACCAGATGATCTTGTATCTGCTTTATATTGGGCATCGTATATATTTGAAATGAATATTCTAGATGAATCTATGGGATTTATAAGTAAAGATGATGATGTAGATATGTGGGGTATATTATCAGATGTAGAAAAACCAGAAGAAGATTGGAGTTGGTTAAATAATTCTGAAATTTATAACTAAAAATTATATAAATAAATAATAAGAGAGATAAAAAATGGCTATAACAAAAGTTGATTTATCAACAAAAATTCGTCGCAGGTTAGGACACCCTTTAATAAAAGTAGAGTTAGATGATACTCAAATATTTGATGCTATAGATTATGCAAGAGATAAATTTATAAAATGGGCGGTTGGTCAATCAAGAATTGAAACATTCTTTACTATGGCATTATCTGCTACTCAAACAGTTTACCAATTACCAACTGGTGTTACAGAGGTAGTTGATTATACTGATTCTGGTGGATCTGCTGGCGGCGGAATAAATACATTGTTTACTCTAGATAATTACTTATATAACAATGGTATGTATGAGGCATTATATCGTACAAACATGAGTGGTGGTGGGTATACTATAATATCATATCATATAGCTAGAGATTTTCTAGAAACAGTTAATAGATATATACCAACAAAATATAATTGGAAATATCATAGATTTTCAAATGAATTAGAAATACAACCAGCTCCACCGACAGGAAATGCATTAACAATAACACAAGATGGTAATGAATTTACTATTGACTCACCTGGATATGCATTATTAAAAGTATATATGATGGAAGGAAGCACACATAATGAAAATTGGTCAAGTAGTGATCAGAATTTTTATACTAGTGATTGGATTTTCGATTATGCTCTTGCAGAATGTAAAATTATGTTAGGAAGAATAAGAAGTAAATTTGCTAATTTTACATCTGTTGGAAATACCGGTATAAGTATGGATGGTGGTGATCTGATAAGTGAAGGAAAAGAAGAAAAAGAAAAGCTTGAGGAAACACTTAGACTAGAGGAGGTGTGGGAAGGCCTCGATATTTCAATAGGATAGTATAAAATTAAAATGTTATAATAAAAGGTATAATAATGATAAAAAATGTTACTAAAGAAATGTATAAGTTAAATAAAATGTTAGAGCAAGAAATAAAGACGTTATCTAGTAATAATAATATTCTTAAAAAAGATCCAAAAGCATTATTAATGAGTGTTTTATTTCAAGACAACCATATCCACCACATATTACCAGATAACAATGAAAATAAAAAAATAATGCTTCAATCCATATATGATAGATATGGAGAAATAATAACACAGACACAAACAGAACCTACCAAAACAATAACACAGACACAAACAGAACCTACCAAAACAATCACACCTAAAGTAATAAAACGAACAATAGACAATCCACGAAAAATAATATTTGGGCATCATAGAGCATTAGGCGATGGGCTGATGTTTACATCAGGCATTCGTGATTTTAAATTACTTTTTCCAGATATAGTTATAAATGTAGATAGTAATCAAAAAATGCTTTGGGAAAACAATCCTTATATTGATAGAAGTATTAAAAAAGACGATGAGGGTGTTGAGTATTATAAAGTTGGGTATCCAATGATTGGTAATATCAATAACTCTCATATGCATTTTACATCAATGTTTCTTTTTGATATGATTGCTATTGCTGATTTTCATGAACCATTGCCAATGAGTATAGGAGAACTTACTGCTATATTTGCAAATGGTAGAATTGGTGATCCATCACTTGGTGATACAAAAAAGAATGCAGAAAATGCTATAGAACCATTTATATCCTTTCGTGAAAAATATCATCAAATTTGTAAAGAATTTGCTAGACAACGTGGTGATATTCATCTTACTAAAGAAGAGAAATCATATAATTTAATAAAAGATATTTATGGTTTTGAAAAGTATTGGGTAATTGGCCCAGGTGGTAAAAGAGATTGTACTTGTAAAATATGGGATTGGAGAAAGTTTCAAGAAGTTATAGATCATTTTGAAGGAAAAATAAAATTTGTTACTATAGGTAGAAGTGATCATTTAATAGAAAATCTTAGTAATGTTATTGATTTAACAGATAAATTTAATAAAAGTGTAAGATCACTTGTGCCACTTCTTTATCATGCTGAAGGGTGTGTAAGTGGCCCAAGTTTTTTAATGCATCTTGCAGCTGCAATGCCACCAAAGTATAGAAAAGCTCGTAAACCATGTGTTGCTATATTTGGTGGCAGAGAACCTCATATGTGGAGTGGATATACCAATCATCAGATTCTTCATTCAAATGGTATTTATTCTTGTTGTGATAATGGTGGATGTTGGAAAGCCAGAGTAACACCACTTCAAAAAGATCCGAAACATAATAAGAATCTTTGTAAGAAACCAGTTAAAGTTGATGATAAACATGTTGCTGAATGTATGGATAATATTACATCACAAGATGTTATTCGTGCAATAGAAAAATATTATGATGGTGATATATATAAATATGAAAATCAAGGAACTAGCTTAAAAAAATATATCAAGCCAGTAAAGAATATAACGATACCATCAATAATCAATCATACAAATAAAGAAATCAATATTGTTGGTAATCTTAACTCTAAGGGTGGTGGGGAACAAAGCTTAGCAATGATTTCCACTCTATTAAGAAAATCTGGTTGGAAGGTAAACTTGTATCCGTGGTCAACTGCTCATGAAAATTATAAAGATATAGAAACAGAGCCACATTCATATAAAGAAGGTATGCTTGAAAATATGAAAGAGGGTTTACCACTTCTATTTTATGCTAATGATTGTGTATGGGATTTCGCTAAAACGGCAGAACCTATAGTGAATAAAAGCTCTTCAGTCATAATAGGTATAAACTTTGCAAATGGATCATTAACAAAATGCAATTGGCTAGCAAAATCTAAAAAACTTAGAGCTGTTATTTTTCAAAATACAGAGAAACGCGATGAATGGATACGAGATGCAATAGGTTTTGATGATACACAACTTGTAGTAATGTTTGGTGCTATTAATCTTGAAAAATTTCTTGATGTTGCCCCACAGAAAAAAGAGAAAGATCAGGATCTAATGATAATAAAAACATGTCTTCCGGATTATAGAAAATATGTAACAACTGAAACTGAAAGCGGTGGTGATAAACAACATTTATGGCAACATAATATAATAAAAGAAAATGATGTTAAGTTTTATTCTCGTTTACTAAAAGATACAAAGAAAACAAAATTTGCATTTATGGTCGCTCATAAAGAATTAGTTAAGGCATTTGAGAAAGAGCCAAGAATGATTTTTTACAAATGGAATGAAATGGATGTTGGTGACTTTTTAAAGCAAGGTCATATATTTCTTTATAGAACATCTAATCATTGGAGAGATCAGTATCCAAGAGTAATGGCGGAAGCACTTGCTGCTGGTATTCCATGTTTAGGCGAGCCAAGAGATGGTACTAAAGATAGAATAGTTCATGGAGATTCTGGATTTCATTGTATTGATTATGATGGTTTTCTTTATGCAATAAAATTACTACAACGAAAAGAGGATTATCGTCATAAAATGGGAATGTATGCAAAAGAATGGGCAAAAAAGAATTTAGATCCAAAAAAATGGATTGAAGTTATAGAGCAATTAGTATTATAGAAAAGGGGAAGTAAATGAAAAAATATTTAAAATATCTATTGTATGTACTTGAACATAAAAAAAATGTTGGCATTGAATGTCTTAAAATGGGAATGCCAATTCATGCAATAACTCATGATCTGTCAAAGTTCCTTCCGTCAGAGTTTATACCTTATGCTAAATATTTTTATGATACAAATAAAGCCAAGAAATACGACAAAGGAACTGAAAATAATAAAGATTTTCAATTGGGTTGGAATCATCACCAAAAACGAAACAAACATCATTGGAATTATTGGGTAAGTGTAACAAGATCTTCTAATGCACAACTTCCCATTCCCATGCCCAGAAAATATGTAAAACAAATGATAGCCGATTGGCGTGGAATGAGTCGAAAATTTGGTGGAACATGGCAAAAATATTATAATGAAAATCACGAAGAAATGATTCTTCATAAGCGAACAATAACAAGAATTTCTATATTAAGTACACAGGATAATATATGAAAATTTTAGTTTATGGTAACAGAAGAAAATATAATGGATATGGTCATGGTTATAAAGGAAGCTGGTATGAAGAACTTTGGAGAGAAGAACTAGCTAGAAGTACAGATTCTTTTTTTTATGGATGGGGTTATGGTGAAAAATATGGATATGAATGGGATGGTGAAATAACATTACAAGAAATAATTGAAAAATATTATAAACCAGATGTTATACTTACAAATGGTTTAAATAAAATACAAGATTTTAATGATATTAAGAATATTTTAAAGATACATATAGCTGGTGATTTCTATGAGAATGGTAGAAATTTATCAAATTATTATAGACATTTTAACCACCATGCATTTGATATATCATTTGGATATTCTACATCAACAAGAGATTTTTTAAGAAAGAATAATGTAGGAAAATATCAATACATATTACCCTTTGCAGTAGATACAAATATATATAGAAAAAAGAGTGATATTCCAAAAGAAATAGATGTTTCTACATTTTGGGGAGCATCTGATAAAATATATCCTTTAAGAAGAAAAATAACAAGAATGATATGGAAAATGGATGTAATTAGTTGGATCACAAGAATATATTTTGAAGAAGCTGTTGATTTGACAAACAAATCAAAAATAGTAATAAATTGTAATTTTAAATTTAAATTTATAACTCCAAGAACACCAGAAACATTAGCATGTGGAACTTTTCTTTTAACTGATAATTGTGATGATTTAAAAAAATTTGGATATATTGATGGATATCATTTAGTTACTTTTGATTCATTAGATGATTTAAAAGATAAAATTTATTATTATTTAGAAAATGAAGATGAACGTGAAGAAATAGCACAAAATGGAATGGATCTTGTTAGAGAAAATTATAATAATGTTAATAGAGTCAATAAATTTATTGATATTGTTAATAAACATATATAAGGAGAAAATATGAATATAGGTGTTATTTATATTGCAGTAAATAAAAAGAAAGGAAGAAGTGATGGTCATGCAATAAAAAGTCAATATGAACTAGCAGTAATATCAGCAAAGAGTGTTAGAAAACATGTCCCAAATTTAGGTATTACTCTTTATACAAATTTGAATGTTGAATTTGATGAAGTTTTTGATAATGTTGTAAAAGTTGATCAACTTGAAACACATCATTTAATGTGGCAAAAAAAGTGGGAGTATTTATCTACATCACCATATGATATAACTTTACATTTGGATGCTGATACTTATGTATGTGATGATTTTTCTGAGATATTTCCATTGATGGATCATTTTGATATGGCCATCCCAATGTCGCCACATTATTTTTCTAGAAAAATAGGCAGAGTTCCAAAATCTTATCCAGAATTAGCAGGTGGTATGTTTATATGGAAGAAAAATGAAAAAATGATAAAGTTTATAAATGATATGATTGAAGAATTAAAAAATAGAAGAAGATACTTTACAGATGAACCATATTTAAGAATGTTGTTATATGAAAGTGATATTAGATATTCGGTTTTGCCTATGGAATATAATTGTGTTATAACACATCCTGGATATTTGTATGGTAAAATTAAAATAGCACATGGTAGATGTGATTTAGTTGAAAATGCTGAAATTATGAATAGAGATACTGGAAAAAGAATATTTTCTGGAGAAACTCTTTATCTTATGGACACAGCACAAAAATTTTTGACTGTAGTTGAAGAAATAAAATATGGCCATTCTAAATACACAGGAGGCCCTAAAAAAATAAAAATCCCAGAAGGAGAAACATTTTAAAATATGTTAAGAGAATTTAATAAAGACTGGGCAGTTATGGATTTACTTAGTGATCTTATTTTGAGTAATTCTGAAGGTGATATATTTGAAATTGGATTCGGAAGATCTACAAAAATATTGAATAAGTATGCTATTCATTATAATCGTATACATCATGTATGTGATATAAATTGGAAAAAAATTAATCAAGCCGATAAAAAACTTAAAAATTTAAATTCTTATGTAGGAAAATCTTTAGATTTTATAAAAACCCTTTCAGATATATCTATATCTATTGCTTTTATTGATGGAGAACATATTCATGAAACTGTTATGAAAGAATTTGAATTTATTTTTGAAAATTTAAGTAAGAATGGTGTTATATTCATACATGATACATACCCACCTGATGAAAGCTGGATTTCAGAAAATAATAAAGTTTCTGGTAATATTTATAAAGTTAGGCAAGGGTTAGAAAAAAGAGATGATTTACAAATATTTACATGGCCTTATAGTGCTATAAATAGTGGATTATCAATGATTATGAAAAAAGAAAAAAATAGACCGTTTTATAAGAGGTAATATAATGAAAAGAAATATAACAATTACAGAGTATGATGAAGATTATATGGGTATATTTTTTGGATTTTACTCTAATGATAAAATTAGCATAAGAAAAGATTTATCAAAAGCTGCGAAAAAACATTTGATATTTCATGAATTTACCCATTCACAAAAAATGTTTAAAAGCAGATTATTATCAGAACTTTATGCTAATTGGGTGGCATTTATGGCATCCCCCATTGGTGGAATAATTATTGTTTTTAAAACAGTTACATCACTAAAGAGATTAAGATATTATAAAAATCTTATAATAAAGGGAGAATAAAAACATGGCAGGAAAAATACATTATTATGATACATATGATTTGAGAAAATTTTTAAAAATATCACCATATTGTATAGATGGATTGATAGATATTGGTGCAAATGTTGGTTCGGTTTCTATAATGGGTAGATTATTGTTTCCAGCTGCGAGAATTATAGGATTTGAACCATGTAAAGAGACTTATGATATACTAGAAAGAAATATGAGATACTGGAGAATTGAAAGTCATAATATAGCAATAGGTGATGGAAATCCAATGTGTTTTATAAGAAGACAAAATAATGGTTATCATAGATTTATAAGAGAAGATGAGAATAAATGGTTGCCAAAGAAACCAGAATATTTTGTGGATAGTTTAACTTTAAAACAAATGTTTGATACATATAAACTGAATGATTTAGAATCTTATATAATAAAAATAGATACAGAAGGTGGAGAAAGACATCTTCTTAATGATGAATCTATTAATATAGTCAAGGGTTGTGTTCAGTTTATGGCAGAAATACATACTCCTTTTGGTGGTGAAATACAGGAATGGAATGATTGGATAGATGAGTTTAAAGATGATTTTGAATTAAGATTATCTGTATGGAAGGATAAAGGAACAAAATATAAAAGAAGTGTTTATATACCAGTTGATAAATTACCAGAAGGTGGAACTATGGAGTTTATGCTAGTAAGTAAAGAATGGGTTTGTAAATATAGGATATAAAAATATGAAATGGACACCAAATAAATCGTATATGTGGAGAGAATATCAAAAAGAACTCATTGATGTTCAGAGGAAAATACAATATATAGATGATTTCGATGGTCTATATAATAAAGCATTTTGGGAAAAAAGGACTATAAGACCGTTTGATTATTATGGTAAAATTATTACAGAACTTTTTGAAATAAAATCTATGGTGGATTTTGGATGCGGCATTGGTCCTTATTTAGTTGGTGCTCTTCAAGGTGGTGCTAAAAAAGTTCTGGGTTTTGAAAAGGGATTTGAAATAGGAAAAGAATATATTCCAAAAAATATTATTGATCATATAAAATATGGTGATGTTGGTGAATTAATAGATTGTGGTAAATGGGACTGTGTTTTATCTATTGAAGTAGCAGAACATTTATTACCAGATGAAGTATCAATATATATGGAAAATCTAATAAATGCATCTAGTAGATTAATAATAATGAGCACATCACCAAAACGTAGTATGTATCATCTTAATCCGCAGTATAAATCATACTGGATACATAGATTTAAAGAATGTAACATAGAATACAGTGGAATGAAAACTCTGAGATTAGTAAATGCTTTAAAAAATATAAAAGCTAGAAGATATCTTATAGATTATATAATGGTATTTGAGGTATAATAAATGAAAAGAAAGAGATTCGTTAGTGTTACTGCAAATTCTATTTGTTCAATTATAGAAGAATATTCTGTAAAGAAATATGCAGAAATAGGTTTATGGAAATGTCGTGGAATGAAAAAAATATTAAAAAAATATGATGATAAAATGGATGAATATTGGGGTGTGGATCATTTTCGACAAAATTCAAAATTTTTTTATGCTAGTAGATTGATGATGTTTTTTAAAAGTTTTAAATTACTTAACATGACATCAGAGCAAGCTTCTGTACTTTTTAAAGAAAGATCAGAACATCCAAATTGGAAACCGTTTGATATGGTTTATATTGACGCTTCGCATGATAAAGAAAGTGTTAAAAATGATATAAAATGTTGGAAACCATTAATAAAAAAAGGTGGAATTATATCTGGTCATGATTATACACATCCAAGTTGTCCAGAAGTTAAAATAGCTGTGGATGAATGCTTTGGAGAAGAAAATATCAAAACCCTAGAAGGATGGGTATGGTATATAGAAATATAATGAAAAAATATATAGATGAAACAAGTGGTATATGGAATATAGATATGGCAAAAAGACATCATAGTTATGATCCTGTTCTAGCTGGTGCTATAAAGTATATGTTCAAAAATCCAAAAAGAGTTGCCGATCTTGGATGTGGCACAGGTAGATATTGTAAAATATTTGAATCATATGACTGGAAAGTAGATGGATATGAAGGAACAGAAGGCATAAAAGAATTAGGTATCTATGATAATATTTATAGTTTAGATTTATCACAACCCATTAGTGGTGTTGATACAGAATATGATTTAGTTATATGTCTTGAGGTGGGTGAACATATTCCAGAAAAATGTGAAGACATATTCATTGATAATGTGGCAAAATTTACTAGCAAAAATATAGTACTAAGCTGGGCAATTCCTGGTCAGGGTGGAAAAGGACACTTCAATGAGAGGTCTAATAAATATGTCATCAAGAAATTTAGAGAACGAGGTCTATTTGTGAAAAAGAGATGGTCAAAGGTATTAAGATACTATAGTACATTGAGATGGTTTAAAAATACAATTATAGTTATGGAAAGAAGATAATGGGTAACGAATATCTTAGAAATTTTGAAATGGAATCATTATGGACTGTAGTAGATAGTTTAGCACCAATTATTTTATCTAATGTTAAAGGATCTATTATAGAAATTGGTATGGGTAATTCAACTATAATGCTTTTAAAACATGCAATTAAATATGATAGAGTTTTAATGAGCTGTGATCGTAGTGATAAAATTATTAAAAGAGTTAAAGATACTATTGATAAACATAAACTGAATTATAAAAGACATCATATCCATCAATGTATATCAACTGTTTTTATAGAAAAATTAAAGAAAACATTATTGAAAAATAATAATTCAGAATACTTACCAGCGATTGTTTTCATAGATGGTAATCATTATTATGATGCTATTAAATATGAAGTTGATTATTTTATGGATATTTTACCACAAAATGCTATGATATTTTTACATGACACATATCCACAGAAACATTATTATGAAAAGAAAATAAGTGCTGGCAGGACATGTGATTCATATAAGATAAGACATTATTTAGAAAATAATAAAGATTTATTTACTTTTACTTGGCCATATACTGCAGCATATTGTGGTTTAACAATGGTTATGAAAAAAGATTTAACTAGACTCTAGGAGAGAAAAATTAATGGATGATAGATTAAGAGAGTTGAAAGATGGTAGTTTTATAATTAATCAAAAAAATCTTTGTAAAGATATAGAGAAATTATGGTGGTCACAATATGGATCTAATTTTACTTTTTGGGATAAAAAGTTTATTAAATTAGAATCTGATAAAGAGTTTAAATATAATAAAATTTCTCTTTGTACAAATGTTATGGATAGATTAGATGATTTAAAACAAACATTACCACAGAATATAAAAGATAATTCTGATTATCCAAATGTTGAATATGTTATACTTGATTATAATAGTACTGAGGATAATCCTGGTATGTGGATTAAAAAAAATTATATGAATATGATTGAATCTGGTGAAATGATATTTATACAAGAGTGTACTGTAAAGAACTATAGTATGTCTCATTCAAGAAATATTTGTTTTAAAGTTGCTACAGGTGATATAGTTATTAATATAGATGCTGATGGATTTACAAATAAAGGATTTTGTACATTTTTAAATAGACTTGCTAATGATCAACCAGAAAAAGCAATATTTACAAAGGGTAAAAGTATGACCAGAGGTCGTCTTGGTTTTTATAAAAATGAGTTTATTGATTTACTTGGTGGTTATGATGAAAACATGGAAGGATATGGTCATGATGATAAAGATTTAATGTATAGAGCATGGCAGTTGGGTTTTAAAATGATGTGGTTTGGTGGTCAGTTTTATAGAGCCGTTGAGGGACACAAAAAACATCAATCAGCTAATTATAAAAGAAGTTGGAAAATAACAGAGTCACGAAATAAATTAATATCAATAATAAATTTAATTGTTGGTGATCTTAAATCTAATGAAAACCATCGTTGGGGAAGAGCAACATTAAGGAAGAATTTTAATGAATGGATCAAAATATAATATAAGATTGTGGAGTTTAGAAAAATTCGGTAGTAATTATATAGTAGATTGGTTATCAGAATATGATTGTAATGTGTATAATTTTGAAAATCAAGAAATAAAAATATCTAATGATGGATATGATATATTATTACTTAGAGATATTTGGAATTGGATGGCTGATTATATATACTATGATGAAAATACTAAATTTACTCTTGATAATTATAATCCATCATATAAAAATGATCCATATGCTAATCTTATAGATGGTAAAAAATACTTAGATATTAAATACTTATATTCTTTATATTATCAATATGCTAAGGAATTTATAGAATCAAATGAGTTTATTATTATATCATTTAATAAATGGTTAGTAGATGAGGAATATAGAAAAGAAATATTAGATAAAATTGGAATTGAACATAAAAGTTATTCAATAGAAAGTGATGATATTTTAATTAGATGGGAAATTTTTATACAAAGTGTATCATTTTGGGAACAACTATTAAATTGTCAAGATGCTGTTGAACTTTCAAAGAAAATATTTGGTAGACCAAAAAGAATAATATGTTAAATTATAAAAAGGATAAAATATGAAAAATTTTATGGTAGCAAATGTGCAGAAAAAAGGTAGGTTTTCTCCAGGCATGACTGTTAATGCATTAATAGCACAAATAGAAAATAGTTTAGAACTAGGTTGGAGAGCAAAGGATATAATGGTTTTGTCAAATTTTGACTTCTATTATAGAGGCATAAAAACATATCAAATAGATCTTAATGAGTTTTGTCTTACTGGTAGTAAAATGTTTGGACTTAAATGGTTATTTGATAAAAAACAGATTGATGATGTTATATGGTCACATGATCTTGATGCTTGGCAAAATGTATGGTTTGATCAACCTGAAATGAAAGATGTTGCTGCTGGGCAATATAGTCGTCCGAAATTCAATGGTGGTAGTATATTCTGGACGCCACAATGTAGAGATATAGTAAACGAAATAGTTAAAATTATTTCAAAACATGAGTATAAAAAAGAAGAACCCACAATAAATAAAGTTTTCAAATCTAAAAAGTTTAAAGATCGTGTAACTACCTTAGATTATAGTTATAATGTTGGTTGTTCTGGATTTTTGGAAAGATTTATACTTGGAGAGAAACCAATTAAAGTTGCTCATTTTCATCCACATAGAGGTTTAGCATGGGAAACCTTTGCTCTTGATAAACATGGAATTGATGAAATACCAATGACCGATAGATTAATAAAATTATTATTAAAATATTATCCCGGTCGCCCAAAAAAACTTAGTGCAAAAAGTGAAAAATATAAAGGACAATTCAAAGAGAAAATAGAAAAGCTTAGACAAAAATCTAAAAAATAAGAAATTTTTAAATATCCCTAAATATACTATATTGTATTTGGGGTATTTTTATGCTTTTTAAATATAAATATTAGATAGTGGAATAATGTAAATTTTTAAGGTATATAATGGCAGAACCAAACGTAAAATTTGAAGATACTGGTGCAGTAACATTTGAAGATACTGATGCAGTAGAATGGTGGAGTAGTTCTTCAAGCTCCGAAAGTTCTTCAAGCTCTGAAAGCTCTGAAAGTTCTTCAAGTTCTGAAAGTTCTTCAAGTTCTGAAAGTTCTTCAAGCAGTAGTTCCGAATCTAGTTCAAGCTCAAGCTCTGAAAGTTCTTCAAGCTCTGAGAGTTCTTCAAGCTCTGAAAGTTCTTCAAGCAGTAGTTCTGAGAGTTCATCAAGCAGTAGTTCTGAATCAAGCAGTAGTTCTGAAAGTTCTTCAAGCAGTAGTTCTGAATCTAGTTCAAGCTCAAGTTCTGAAAGTTCGTCAAGTTCTGAAAGTTCTTCAAGCTCTGAAAGTTCTTCAAGCTCTTCTTCAACTTCATTTACACCAGATGTGGTTTTTAAAGATACTGGTGCTGTAGAATGGACCGATACAGATGATGTTGTTTTTGAAGATATATCAGTAACG